AGCCTCTGACCCAGCAGGCCGATGAGGTAGCCACGATCCGAAGCCTTCTGCACTCGCTCGATCAGCCGGCCAAGCGAGGGCACATTGCGGAGGAACCGCTTCTTCATGCGGGCTCCCTCGGTGCTGCCCTTCCCTACGATCTGGCCCAGCTTGCCGGCACCCGCTCCGTAGCACACGGCATAGGCGAACACCTTGGCGAGGTCCCGGGTCGGCAGGCCGGCGGCGTGCTGGTTGCGGGTGTGGATGTCACCCGACAACAGCTCCCGGGTGTAGTCCGGGTCGTCCATGTAGTGGGCGAGGCACCGCAGCTCAAGCTGGCTGGCGTCACAGCCCACCATCTTCCACCCCGGAGGCGCGTGGAACATGGAGCGGAACTCCTTACCGAACGGAGCCCGGACACTGGGCACCTGACCCAGGTTGGGCCGGCTGTGGGTGCAGCGCCCCGTCACCGTGCCGTAGTGGTTGACCTTGCCGTACAGCCTGCCTCCCTTCTCCAGCTTCAGGTACGCCTCGCGCCCCTCCGCCAGTTGGCCCAGCCTCTTGGTCAGCATGAGGTACTCGCGCAGCAGCTCGACCTCGGGGTAGTCCAGTCCCTTCAGCGTGGACTCGTCCACCTTGGGACGCCCATCGGCGGTGTACTCCTTAGGGTCCCAGCCGTACTTGTCCTGCAAGTTGGCCGCGATCATCGACCGGCTGCCCGGGTTGAACGGAGTCACCTTCTTCTTGCGAGCCCCGACGATCAGCGACGAGCGCACCTTACTAGGAGCCTCGGACTTGGTGCGGTAGCGCGTGCCGTCCGGGGCCACATAGTATTCCACCGCCTTCATCGGAGTCACCACGGGAGGGAACGCCTCCCGCAGCTCACCCTCCAATAAACTCTTGCGGCTCACCAGCTTGGCGTACAGCTCGACCGCACTGTCGTGGTCGAACGGGATGCCGGCACGCATCTGGTCCTGCAACACCTGAGCGAACTCATGCTCGACATCGGACGCCCGCGCGTCAGGGCACCGAGTCGGGTGGGACAAATACTCGTACAGCTTGCGGGTGACCTCGACATCCTGCACGCAGTAGTCACCCATCTCGGGGGTGAACTTGTCCCAGTTGTTCTGCTTCCCGTACTCACCCTTGTGGCACCCAAGCCTGTAGCCCCACGCCTCCAGTGAGTGCAGGCCCCGCAGGTTCTTAGGGATGCCGCTCTCCCCCTTAGCCCAGTCGTCGTTAGACAGGTCGGGGTGAACCAGACGGGACAGCACCAGCGTGTCGTACAGCTCGCCGTGTTCCCAGTCCGGGTACAGCTTGGTGATGGCCGGGATGTCGAAGCCCAGGATGTTGTGCCCGATCAGGACATCCGCACTAGACAGAACTTCCAGCCCACGCTCGATCTCTCCCGGACCATACAGCACCTGCTGCTTGCCCTCAGGGTCAGAGACACCGATGCAGTGGATGGCAGTCAGTCCGTCCAGCGTCAGGAAGTCGTCGATGCCGGTCGTCTCGATGTCGAAGATCAGCTCAGAACTCAATGGTTTCCTCCTCAGTCTCGGGGACGAAGTCGGACTCCAGCAACCGACCAGTGTCCTTGTTGTAGTTCAGGAACGCAGCAACCCCGGTGTCACCGGAATACCTGTTCTTCAGTACGCGCACCGTGGTCAGGTTGGGGTTGTCTCCCTGCTGGTCCCGCTCCAGTCCCACCACCACATCAGCAAGCTGGCCGATGGCGGAGCTACCGCGCAGCAGGTTGAGGCTGGTCTGTCCTCCCTCTTCCAGTGCGCGTCCCTCACCACGCCGCAGGTGGCTGACAAGGAACAGAGTGATGCCCTTCTCCTCGACGAGCTGGCGCAGCTTGGTGCAGGCACTGTCGATTCTGCGCCGCTCGTCCCCACCTTCCAGTGCTGACACCACGATAGACAGGTGGTCGAGGAACACGGTGGTCACTCCGCACGCTGCCATCTGCCGGATCTTGGAGATGAGCCGGTCATTCTCCATCGAGCCGAAGTGGTCATAGAACACCACATTGCCCGTGCCCAGCGTGGCGTCGAACGCCTGCTTCAGCTCCTCCTCGGGCACAGTGTCCCGGACATGGTGCAGGTGGACCGGCTTGTTGAGGTGGACGCCGATCAGGCCGAGGGCGCTGCGATCCACGCTCTCCTCCAGTGCGATGTAGCCCACCTTCTCGCCGGCCATCATCAGGTAGTAGGCCAGCTCGCGGCAGATCGAGGACTTGCCCACGCCGGTGCCACTGGTCAGCACCACCATGGTGCGGGGGTGGATAGCGTGCAGCTTCTCGTTCATCCCTTCCCAAGGGTAGGGGTGCCCGCTGTGGTCCTGCTTCTCGTTGAGCTTCTCCCACAAGTCCTGCCCGTAGACCAGACCGTCAGGGCGGTGGGGCCGTGCCCTCCAGATCGCGTCGATAAGCTCGCTGCCTCTGCCGGCCACCAGCATCTCGTTCGCATCCTTCAACGGGAGCGAGGCGAGGCTGGCCTTGCCGGGGGACAGCAGCTCGGCGCAGTCACGCGCTGCCTGCTGGCCCGGGTCGTCCATGTCGAACAGGAACACCACCTTCTCGAAGGACTCAAGGTATTCCGCATTCTCTGCCACGGCCTTGGCCGCACCGCTGGCACCGTTAGGCACACTGACCACGGGCCACTTCAGGCTCTGGAGCTGACTGACTGACAGCGCATCCAGCTCGCCCTCGGTCACCACGATCATCTTCTGGTTCGGAGCCCAGAGGTGGGCACCGTACAGCAGGCGCGGCACTGCGCAGCTGTCCCCAAGGATGGTGAAACTCTTGGAGGGGAAGCGCACCTTCTGCGCCACCACGGTCCCGTTCATGTCCCGGAAGTTCGCTACCTGCACCGGGCTACCGTTCAAGGTAGCGGTGCCGTAGCCCCACTTGCGGCATGTCTCTTCACTTAGGTGCCGCTTGTTCAGCGGCTGGTACTCACACTGGAGCAGGTTGGTCTTGGCTGTCATGGCTGTCTTGGGCTTGCCTTCTCCTTCGTAGTGGCCGCAGCCGAAGCAGAAGGAGTGGTCGGAATAAACTGCGAGGTTGTCTTTGCTGCCGCAGCTCGGGCAGGGTGCGTGTCTTAGGAACACGCTCGAATCGTCAGCTTGATGCAAGGCTCCTCCTCTGCCCACTGCTTGAAGGCGTACACCTTCTGCACCTGCGCGTCGTCCTTCAGGACCGTGGGCTGGCACAGATCCAGCACGGCCTTGAGGTAGTTGTCGATGTCAGGCTTCGGGGCATCGAGCTTGGTGGACTTGGGCCGGCGGCAGTGGAACTCCACAAACACCGCAACCGGACCAGTGAAAGGCAGAGAGCTGCGCCTCGGCTCCCCGTGGAGAGCGGCATCGAGCGCCACCGGCCCGTCTTCCTGCAGGAAGTCCTTGTACCTCCCAGCGTAGTAGGTACAAGTCCAGTTCCCACGCTTGACGAAGCGAGGCCGAGACGCCGGCACCGGATCCAAGTCGAGGCGCAGCTCAATTTCCATCAGAAGTCAGCGTCGGCGGTGTCGTCGAACGGTTCCGGGTCCTTCTCGGTGGCGACGAAGCCGCCGTCAACAGAGCCGAAGCCGAAGTCAGTGTCACCTCCGCCGAAGGAGGACAGCTCGATGATCTGCACAGCCCGGATGTCGAGTGCGATGCCGATACCGATGGGGGCGATCCAGCCCCGGCAGGTCATAGCCACGCGCAGCTTGCTGCCGCCGCCGATCACCTCTTCCAGCTTGCCGATGCCGGCACCGCTGGCGTCGAAGAACTGGATCTTGTTCTTCTGCACATTGCCGTTGCGGTCCTTCCACTCAGCGCCACGCTTGCACTTGAGGATCCAGTAGCCAGACGGCTCGCCGTCCTCGTACTCCTCCTGCCAAGGCGTCGGGCTGAACGCAGCCAGGGGCTTCTTCTTCTCGGCCTTGCGCTCGGCGTTGGCCTTCTTCACCCACTCGTCCAGCAGAGCGGTCAGCTCCTCGATGAGGGGGCGGGCGTCCTTCTCAGGGATGCGGAGATCCACATGGTACTCCCCGCCCTTCGCCTGCTGGGACTCGAAGCGAGTGTCGGGGTTGTTGAGGGACGGGTACTTGGCGATGCCAATAGGGGTGGTGATGTTCTTCAGCTTCATATCAGGTTGCGAAGTATCGAGACTCCGCGATCATCGTCGGGTTGAAGTCACGCACCATGGGTGGCGCGGGAACTTCGATGTCGAGGGACTTGTGAAGTTCCTCAAGGGGACTCTCCTCTCCGCCGAACAGCTCGGCAGCACATGAGAGGAGAGCGTTCCGTAGGGCGGGCAGGTCGGCAGCGTGCGTGCCGAAGCAGTCATGCACCAGCGCGAAGTTATCGACGCCATGCTGGCCGGCACGGACCACCGCCATGGTGGCAAGGGCAGCATCGAATGAGTGCGTCAGGTTAGGCATGGCTGTCGAGACACACTTGACCTTGTCGAGTTGGTGGTGTCTTCGGTCAGCTTAGTGATCCGGTAGCTGCGTCCGCAATAGGTCTGCACCCTCACGAACTTAGGTTTCCGGTAGTC